ACTACCACAGCCAGTCATTTTTCTTGACCCGCGAGAGTTAGTGTGGCTTATCTTTTCTGGTAGAACCGGAGGTAAGAAGATGCGACAGAAAGTGATTTGGACAGACGCTGCGGATGATCGTTTGCGGGAATTGCGATTTGCCGGGTTGACCTGGGATCAGGTGGCAAAGGAATTGGAATTGGGGAGAAATACGGTATTGGAGCGCGGTCGTCGCATCAGGGCGCGCCGCCCCGTAGTCCGCGCGGAGCATGTGGTTTCGGCTGGCGACAGGCCAGCATTGCCGCCGGGGCACCCTATCATGTGGAGTTTACTAACGGACGGGACCGTCCTGGCCGGTCAGCCGTATCCTTATCCTGTTTTTCTGTAGAAGGAACGAATCATGAACGAATGTATCTCGGACGGGCCGCGAGCACAGCAAGCGGAACGCTACGAAAAGCTTGATGCAACATTTGTCGTGTATCGGCTGGAGGAAGCAGGAGCCACGTTGTTGGCGCTTCCCAATACCGGGCATACGACACGGCTGCGCCTTTCGCAGCTTGACGTGGTCAATTCCGCGTTGGATGCATATGGAAGCGACCATGCCCGAGCTCGGCCGCCGGTTCCTTCGGCATCGCGCATAACGCGCATGGACCAGGCACTGGGGTGGATTACGCTTATCCCGAATGAGCGATATGTTCTACGCAGAATAGTTGGTGCCCGCAGCTTGGTGAGCCCACTGACGGAGCGGCATTTGTACTCGTGGCGGCGATTGGGGTCTGTCCTTGGCGCCGACCACAAGGCAATACAGCGTTGGCATGCCCAGGGGATTGATATGCTGGTGGCGGCCCTCGGCGCGCTGCAAAAGGCCGAGGGTGCACGGGTATCGGGCGGCGGACTGGCGGGGACATTAGTTTGAAGTGCCGCGCAAAATCACCCTGTATCGGCAATGAAGAGTAACGTAGGTACCGTGAATGCGATTTCCGTCGACGTGCCCGGTGAAGGTGAGCCGGTAGGCGACATGGTTCATGCCGGGCATTTCGACGGAGGCCGCGACTTCTCCGTATTCCGATAGGTTGCCGTTAAGCACGATCACGCCCTCCTGCGGCTCAAAGAAGACCGACGACCCGGTTCGGGTTAGAACAGCCCTGTTGCCGCTATCGCATGTGCCGGCGACAGGCTGCAGGTCACCGACGAATTTGCGCGGCAAGCCAGTTGAGCAGGCGGCGACTATGAAAACCAGGGCGGTGCCGCAGGGCAGAAGACGGACCGAACGGAGGGCGTAGGATAATATGCCGGCTTTCAGCATTTTTTCCTTGCCTAGATGCCCCAACATTCGGTATATATATCTCAACGCTGGTGGTTTGCGTAGGCGACCCACCGGCCTTCACTCACTGTTTGCGCAAGAGCCGGGGAGACGAACCGGGCTTTAATGCGCTGCCGAAAATGCGCCGCATATCGCGGCTTGCTGCTGAACCAGACTTGGGAGTCGAGCGAATGCCGCCACTTCCTACCCCCCTTGAAGTTATTCTTAGCATAATGCGGCAGGACTTCGCTAGCGGGAAAACAGATAGGGCCATCGAGCTGGCGAAAGCCGCCGCACCCTATCTGCATGCGAAGGCAACAATAACTGCCGTCAACCTCGATTTCAGCAAGATGCGGGATAGCCAGCTTGATGAATATTGCAAGCACGGCGATACGAGAGAAAGCGCTGCGAACGAGAATTCGGAGTAGCCTGCGCGACTGGGCCTCCCTTGCCTTGGCACCGCTCGGTCAGTCGCCGGCTCGCCACCATCTTCACATGCTAACTGCCCTGGAAGCGCTGACTTGTGGTGAGACGCGGCGCCTCATGCTGCTGATGCCGCCTGGTTCGGCGAAAAGTACTTACGCAAGTCTCCTGTTTCCCGCGTGGTGGTTGGCGCGACACCCAACGACGTCAGTGATCACAGCCAGCCATACAGCGGGGCTGGCCGAACATTTCGGACGCGGGGTACGGACCTTATTGGATGAGCATGGTGCGCGGCTTGATATAACAGTTCGGCAAGACGCGCGTGCCGCCGGGCGATTTCTGACGGAATATGGCGGTGAATATTTCGCCATTGGCGTGCACGGTGCGGTGACAGGGCGCCGCGCCGACCTTGCTTTGATTGACGATCCCATTCGGTCTCGCATCGATGCAGAAAACCCTGCGGCGCGCGAACGGTTATGGAATTGGTACCGCACTGAGCTCGTAACACGCCTGAAGCCAAACGCAAGAACTTTGTTGGTTATGACTCGGTGGCATACGGACGATTTGGCCGGCAGACTCATTGCACAAGGCGGGTGGACCGTTTTGCGCCTTCCGGCCCTGGCAGAATCCCTCGATCCCATGGACCGCCAACCCGGCGAAGCACTTTGGCCGGAATGGGAAGATTGCCAAGCGTTATTGGAGAAACAAGAGACGCTGGGTGAGCGAGGGTTCGCCGCGTTGTTCCAACAGGCGCCTCAGGCGGAAGGCGGTCGCCTATTCGATTTGTCGCAGATTCCGATCATTGACCTAATGCCCGTGGGAGTGGCCGTAAGGGCCTGGGATCTTGCCGGTGTCGGCGAAGGTCACGGTGATCCGGACTGGACTGCGGGCGTGAAATTGCTGCGCGACGATGCTGGGCGATACGTTGTTGAGGATGTATGCCGCGTTCGTAAACCGTCTGCGGAAATAAATGCACTCGTGCTGGATGTGGCAAAACAGGACGGCGAAGCGGTTCTGGTAGCATTGCCGAGGGACCCGGGCCAGGCAGGGCTTTACCAGATATCGGTATTGACGGCCGCATTGGCTGGATTTCGTGTGTTGAGCAGCCCGGAGGCCGGACCGAAGCTGCTAAGGGCTGAGCGGGTCGCTTCGCAAATCGGTGTCGGAAATTTGAGCCTGAAGCGAGGTAGGTGGAACACTGCCTTTCTTGAAGAACTCGCCGCTTTTCCGCACGGAAAGAAAGATGATCAGGTAGATGCGCTGTCGCGTGCATTCGGGATTCTCATAACCAATCAACGGTCAGCTCACTACACATCGCTGCCATTCCTTGGTCGATAGGATAAAGCATTGCTAAGCACAATCTGCGACCTGATACCTGCCGATCATGACTATCCTGCCCGAACCAGACGCCTGGAATTATTGCGGCGCGTTCTAGATGGTACATTATATGATTCATTGCCTTACGAATTCCACGAAGAGCGGACGCCCGGCGGTGAATACATACCCTTGCGCAAGCGACGGCCATCGGTTCGCTACGCGCTGGCCCGCACAGTGGTTGAAGATAGCGTAGCACTGCTTTTCAGCGACGGTCATTTTCCGGTCATCGACTCGCCCGACCGGCAGGTTCGAGATGCTATTGCTGCTTTAACACGATCGACCCGCCTCAACTCTATCATGACAGATGCTGCATTGCGGGGAAGCATCGGCTCCGTTGCGATATTGCTGAGGGTATTACGTGGGCGGATCTTTTTGAATGTTCTGGAGACACCTTTCCTCACGCCGATTTGGGAACCAGATGCACCTGATACCCTAAAATACGTAACTGAACGCTACAAAGTCAGTGGCGTACAGTTGGCATCGCAAGGGTTCGTGATACCTGACGCCGACGCGACATATTGGTTCATGCGACGTTGGGACAATGTCTGGGAGAGGTGGTACGATCCAGCGCCAGTCGGATCTAATCAGGTCGCCATGCTCGACGAAAAGCGAAGCGTGAGACACGGGTTGGGATTCGTCCCTCTGGTTTGGATACCTAACCTGCCTGGTGGCGTCGGCGAAGACGGTGGATGTACATTCCAGGCAGCTATTGAAACGTCAATCGAAATCGATTATCAATTAAGTCAAGCTGGTCGTGGCTTGAAATATAGCAGCGACCCCACGCTGCTTATCCGGGAGCCTGTTGGACTCGACACGAACATTGTGAGGGGGGCCGCCAATGCCCTGGTGGTGAGTGAAAAGGGTGACGCCAAGCTTCTGGAAATTGGCGGCACGGCCTCTCAAGCTGTTCTAGACTACGTAAGAATGCTACGCGAGCTTGCGCTTGAAAGCGTGCATGGAAACCGCACTGAAGCAAATAGACTGACGGCGCCGGCCAGCGGCCGCGCGCTCGAATTGATGAACCAAGGGCTTTTGTGGCTGGCGGACAATCTTCGCGTAAATTACGGCGATTTCGGCATACTGCCACTTTCCCGAATGATGCTTCATGCAGCAAGGCTATATGAAATCCGCGTCGAAGGAAAATTGCTCCCTCCGTTAAATCCCGATGCATCTCTGACGTTAAGGTGGCCCGACTGGTATCCCCCAGACCCGCTCGATAGGCAACGGGATGCGCAAACAATTGAAGCAATGATTAACGGAGGCTTACTCTCGCGCGAAACGGGCCTGCGAATCCTTGCCCCGGCATACGATATTGAAAATATAAGCGCCGAATTGGCTCGAATAAAGGGTGAAACTCTCGAATGAACGATGATGGCGCATTACCCGAAACCGATGGCGAGATCTTTTCTTTACGCTCACGTAATCTGCAATTGGAAGCGGCCCTGCGGGAGACGCAGGCGGCTGCAGATCGTCGTCTGATCCATGCCGAGCTCAAAAATCAAGCGTTGAGAAACGGCATGATTGACCTAGATGGCTTGAAGTTGATCGATCCCGTCGACATCACGGTCGATGAATCAGGGGAAGTAAGGGGCGCCGCAAATTTGATCTCGCGCCTGCAACGGGACAAACCTTGGCTATTCTTGTCTGGCAACTCGAGTAGCTTGGCAAGCGCGCCGTTGAGCACACCTTCTCGAAGCAAGCTTGCAACCGAGATGACCTTGGAGGAATGGCGCACGGCAAGGGCCGAACTGCTCCGCCGCCGGTAAGCCGTCTTGTCGAACAAATGGCGCATGTTTCACCGTTACTGGGGGGCCTTGGCCGCTCCAACTGGGGACTTAAATGGGCATTCAGAATTTTCCCGCTTCTTTGCAGCCAATCATTCAGCAGGGCTTTCTTGAAAGAGAATTTCAGCAAGCCTTGACATCACGCCTGGGCTATCGGGCAGTCGCAGATCGTGAAGAGTTCGCTGTTGGCATAGGTGAGACATTGACGAAGACGCGGGCAGGACTGCGTCCATCGATAACAACACCACTAGCGCCATCGACAAATACCAATCTTGACAATGGGCTGACACCAGGAACGTGGGGTGTCGAACAGTATACGCTTACGCTATACAATTACGCATCCACGATGGATCTTAATGTGGTTACGAGTCGCGTCGGCATCGCAAGCCAGTTCTTGCAAAACGCGTATGTCAATGGTGAACAGGCCGCACGCAGTCTGGACGACCTGGCCCGCAACGCACTCTTCAATGCATATTTCGGCGGTAACAGTTGGGTACGCGTTACTATTGCAAACGCCGGCCCCAGTGTGAGTGTTGATGACGTCCGTGGTTTCCAAACCGCTTTTGTAAACGGCGTCCAGCAGCCGGTGTCGACTAGTAACCCGCTTGCGATTACAGTCGGATCGGATGTCTATAGCGTTGTTGGCGCTGCCGTGGATGGAACAAATGTTTCTACCACGCCAGGAGGAATTTCCGGCGTCCTCACGTTTGCATCCAATGTCACTGTCGCTGACGGAACTGTGGGCAACACCGTCTTGTCGGCTACTGGCTCGCTCATCCTCCGGCCAAACGGGCGGGGAAATACCACATTGTTGCAGGCTGGCGACACGCTCGCAATGTCAAACGTCTTGGATGCAGTTGCTAATTTACGTGTCAATGCCGTTCCCGATATTGGCGGTGCGTACAACTGCTATCTCGACCCGATTAGCGCGAGACAGCTATTTGCAGACCAAGATTTCCAGCGGCTGTTTATTGGCACCACTTCGGCAGTGGAAGTGTTCCGCCCCGGCCAGGGAGTGGTAAATGAATTTCTGGGATTGCGCTTTGTGCTTACAAATGAGTCTTATGTGCAACCTTCACTCATAGTGCCTGGCGCGATGATTCGTCGTCCGATCATTGTAGGGCAGGGCGCGCTCATTGAGGGCGATTTTGCGGGCATGGCGGCCGAGGACGTCGCGCCAGACAACTCCATTGTCTCGATGGTCGATGGAG